TATTTTTTCAATTAATTTAATTTGATATTTTTCACATTCATTATATTTTCCTCCATTATACCAATATCTATTTTTTCTCCATTGTTTTGTTTGATAATATGATGATGAAATTAATATATTTTTTTTAATTAAAAATTTTCTTACTATTTTTTGTATTTTTATAATATTATTAATAGGTGGTTGAAGCCATACCAATACAAGCAATATAAACTGATATAGGTATATCATGGTCTGCATAATTAAAATTAGACACTAAATAATTTCTCATATTTTCATAATTTAAAACTGATTTTTCATTTGAATTTTCATAATAAATAATTTCATATATTTTATTATCGTATTGTATAATCATTCTTTCTTCATCACTTGCATAATCTAGAATACCATTTAATTCATGTTTTACTATTGTTAATCTAAAATACCTAATAATATTTTTAACTTTACCAAATATAATCATTTTATCATTTCTTGGAAAATTAATAAAATGTGTTATTACGATTTCTGAATTATAATCACTCATTTTTATTATTGTTTAATTATTTTAATATTTTTCAATTTTTTTTTTAATTTTTATATAAAAAAATTAAATATTGGTTGAAACCATACCTATCATAATACAGTATATATATGCTGGAATATTATAATCATAATAATTAAAATTATTAATTGGAATTGGTCTATCATCATCATTAACTAATGGTTTATTAGATATAGAAACTTTACAAAAGTAATATTTATTATTATCTTTAATAAGTATTTGTGATTCATCATTTTCGATTACAGGTATATCTTCTTCAAATATGTTAAAAGTAATTTCAAAGTAATTTTCACCTACCATACCATAAATTTTTAAATTATCATTTTTTTTAATATGTGTAATCTTAACAAGTTGATTTTCCATTTTAATATTGTTGAAATACGATATTTTATTTCTCTTAAAAGATAATTTTTCAATTTTTTTTTAATATAAAAATTGAAAAAAAAATATATTTTATAAATTAATAATTTTAAAATGAAAATTAATAATAATAAACAAAAAGTTAAAAAAACTGTTAATTTTTCAAAATTATTAAGAGTTTATAAAACATATAATAAAAATAATTATGATAGAACACCTTTATTATCAGTAAATGAAATAATTTCAAATATTGAATATATTATAGTTAATGATAAACTACATGAATTAAAATTAAAATAGTTTTAGTATTTTTTATATTTTTTAATTATATATTATTAATGAATAGAAAAGATTTTTTATATTTATATAATAATATTGATATTCAATATTTAAATGATGATATTATAGATAGTAATGTTGATATTTTAATGGATATATATAATAATTTTAAAAAAATATATTTATCATTAGAGGATATTAAATTAGAACATATAAAAGTTGAAAATGCTCAAAGAATAATTGATATGTTAAGAAATAAATTTGATTATATGACATTAAACAAATTTATTGGAAATACAAAGGGAGTATATAGTATCGAGTATGATGATATTAAATTTTATTATTTAATGAATAGCAAAAAACAATATGAAAAAGATAAAAAATTAATTAATAAATTATTTAAAATAGCTTTAACATTATATAAATTTCAAAATAATAAAAAAGGTAAAACAATATCAATATTGTGGGTTCCTATAGATAAAAATAGAAATTTTGAATTTGATTTAATTGATGAAGAAACACTTATAAAATCAAATCAAAATTTTGAAGCTTTTACAGCAAGTGGTTTAACATTTGATAATACAACAATAATTACAAGATATGAAGAGATTGAAAAATTATTATTACATGAATTAATACATAATTTTAATTTAGATGGACATCATTGTAATAGTAATTTAAGAAATTTTAAAAAAATTTATAATAATAATAAATTTGATAATTATGAATATTGTTATGATTTTTATGAGAGTTATACTGAATTATTATCATCATATTTTAATATATTATTTAGCTTAATTAATAGAAATATTACTAAAATAATATTGAAGAGTTATATTATCATTGAAATATTATATTCATATAATGTTGTTGCAAATTTATTAAGAATTAATGGTTATAATAATTATGAAGAATTTTTAAAAAGCCAAATTTTTAAAGGAAATATATGTGTGTATGAATATTATTATATAAAAGCTTTAATGTATAATAATTTTAAAATATATAAAATAAAAACTTGTTTTGATGCTGAACAATTTTATCATAAAATATTAAAAATGAATAAAGATGATGAAATAATGCGTATTATTTATAATTTTTATATAAAAAATAATAATTTTAAATATTCCATTGTTTAATTAAACTAATTATATCAAATATAATTAAAAATTACACTGAATGTAAAAACGTTTTATTCATAAAACAAATTAATAATTATAAATTAGATTAAAAAAATATATAAATATATTTTAGTAAATATATTTATGTATTTTTTTAATAAATCTATTACAAAAACAGTTGAAAAAAAAACAGTTGAAGAATTGAATAAAATTAAAGTAGGTAAAAATACAAATAATAATGATAAAATATATAAATATGTAAATAAAATATGCATGGAAAGCTTAAGTTCTGAACTAAAATTTACTGATGATAATAAAGATGAAATAAATAAATATTTAGATAAATTATGCATGGAAAGATTAAGTTCTGAACTAAAATTTTCAGCTGATAATAAAGATGAAATAAATAATTTTTTAAATAAATTATCCATGGAAAGACATCATGAACTAAAATTTTCTGATGATGAAATAAATAAATATTTAGATAAATTATTTATTGCAAGATTAGGCACTGGACTAAAATTCTCTAATAATGATGATGAACGGTCTATAAGTCTTCAAAGAGAATATGAAAAATTAAAAATTAATTAGAAAACAATACAAATAATAGATATTTTTATACATTATATTTTTCGTTAACTTATTTCACCGGTTATATAATGTAATTCGTTCATATGTATTCATATAGAATGATTTAAAATGCATATAAAATAACACAATTTATAAAAATTTTCTTTGTGGTTTATTTTAAAGGTGGTATATGTGTTTATGAATATTATTATATAAAAGATTTAATGTATAATAATTTTAAAATATATAAAATAAAAACTTGTTTTGATGTTGAACAATTTTATCATAAAATATTAAAAATGAATAAAGATGATGAAATAATGCGAATTATTTATAATTTTTATATAAAAAATAATAATTTTAAATATTCTATTGTTTAAATTCTTAATTTTTAAAAATACTTTTACACTAATAAAATTACTAAATATTCATAAAAATTGATTTATATATTATAATTTAATTAATTGTAAATAAATATTAAAATAAATTAAATTTTTAATTATTAGTATAATATATAAATAATATGAATTTTAATTTATTCAAGTTTTTTGATAATCTATTTAGTAAAGATTTTATTCAGGAATTAAATGAAAATGGTATAGAATGTTATTTAACTGGAAATGCTTTAACATCATTAATTATTGATGATAAGAAAAAGATAGATGATAGAGATATATATATTAAAAAAATGAATATTTTTGAGGTTTATTCAATTTTAAAAAATTATGGTTATGTATATGTATATGGAAGTAATAATATTAATAATATGAGATTGATATTACATTATGGAGATATTAAATATGAATTTTCTAATAATTTTAATTATGGTGCAACTATCAATTCAATTAGATATAAATTAAACACTTTAGATGATATTAATAACTTTATTATTGATAGAATTAATATAAAAGATTTGAATAAAATTAATGATATTATTAAATTAAAATGGAATAATAATAATGAAAAGGAATATTTTCAATCATTAGAAAATATTATGAGGTGTTTTTCATTATCTGCTGAATTTTCATTAGAAATTGAAGATAAAACAATTAAGAATATTGAAAATAGTATTAAAAATGGATTTGTTTCATATAAAAAGCCAACATTATTTAATGAATTACATAAAATATTATCATATAAAAATTGTGATAAATATATTAAGTATTTGTATGATTTAGAGATATTAAAAATTCTTGATATGCATTATAGTGATATTGATAATATTTTAGATAAACTTATTAAAAATGAATATAATGAAGATGAAAATATGTATATTATGTTAGGTTTAAATGAAGTTGATGATATTATGTGTTGGGTTGATAAGTCTTATATTTATAATGCAAATCGTATTACAAAGTCATATCAAGATATAATAATTATTATTCAATTTTATAAATCATTTTTAAGTTTATCAAATAAGTATGAAATGTTATGTTTTATAAATAAATTAAATAATGTTAATTATTTTTGTCGTAGTATTAGTTATGATGAAATGTATTCAGGAGTATTAAGTTTATTTTTTAGATATCATTTTATGATTAAAAGAGAATTAATTAATAAAGATAAATATTATAGTTTGATAGAAGAATGTAATAATTATCCATTTTCAATTAACGATATTAAATTGAAGGGTGGAGATATTATTGAAATGGGGTTTTCAGCATTAGTAATTAATAAAATAAAAGAAACATTATTGGATTTAATTTATAAAGATAAAGTTATTAACCATAAAATAGATTTGGAAGATTATATTAAAGAAAATATGGATGAATTTCCTAAAATTATTAATGAATAAATATTTTTTTAATTATTTAATTTTTATATTATTATAAATAATAAACTATGGATTTTGAATTCTCTATTGAAGATATTATACCCAATACAATTTAAAATTGTACTAAATATAAAAACAATTGATGCATATAATTAAATATACACCGCATAACAACAATTGACACTATAAAGGGTTGTCGTTACTTATTGACCTTTTTAAATATGTTGGATATTCTTTTTTTAATTTCCAGGTTTCTATTATATTCAACATATTTAAACAACTATTTTTATCACGATTTAGACATCCTATTCTATTGTTTTCCATTCGATATGTTAAGACTGGATGCAATTTCTTTATCATGATTTTTTCTTCTTTATCTTTTATTTTTACTTTTAAATTTTTTGTTTCTTTTTTTGTTTTATAACACATTTTTGATGTTTTATATTCATCTAAATTATATACTTTAAAATGCTTTTTTAACTTTCTTTTTAATCCTATCCTCGGGGTGCTTACAAAATTCTTCATTTGATGATTTCCGTTACTCCAATCACCTATAAATATTGATACATCTTTTCCATATTCTTTTTTTATTCTTTTCATTAAATTATCTTCTCTTCTTTTTCTATTTAAATATGAATACCATTTATATCTTCTACTTTTTGACTTTTCATATAATGTAACTATATTTTCATATATTTCCATTTTTACTTTTCTATATCCGTTTTATTTTTATATTTTTTTAACTGTTTATTCATTTTTACTTTTCCTATTTCATGTAGTCTTTGTCTATAACTATATGACATAAATTTATTTCCTTTTTCTGTTCTTTGTAATATTTTATATATGACTCTTTTTCCTGGATCTATTACTACATAATTTTTATATGCTACATTAAAATCTTTGTCATTTAAATCTTCTAAATATTTAAATTCTTTGTTTTCATTTTTATTATTTTTATTACTTTTATATTTTTCTTTCATTTCTTTTTTTATTTTTTCTTGTTCTATTTTATCTTTTATTTTTTTTATTTCTTCTTCTGTTTTATTTTTACATTTTTCTTTTATAACTTCTTTTGCTTTTTTTATATTTAATTTTTTATTGTTTTCTTTTTCTACATTATTTTTATTAATAAATTGAACTGACACACCATATCCATCTGTATAAATCATATGGTTAAAAATATACTGTTTTTACTTTTAGGTTTAAAAATTTTATGATTTAATTTAAAAGATGAATTCCATATTTCTTCTTTTAAATTTATAATATCACTATTATATTTTTGTTTTGATACTCCTTTTTCCATTGTCATTAATAAATCTACTACTATAGCACTATCAATTGGAATATATTTTAAATTTAAATCATTTCTTAAAGGAAAAAATTGAAATTGTTTTTTTTTTAATTTTTCTATTTCCAAATTCATAAATATCATGTGTTTAATATATTTGTGAGGATTTATTTGTATATCACTATCATCTTTATAATCTTTTGGTAATACTTCTTTTCTATATTTATCTATAAAATCTTTGTGTTTAATACATAAAGAAGTATTATTAATTAAATCATTTTTAATTTCTTTAAGTTCTTTATATAATTCTTTTCTTTTTATTGATTTATTTTTAATTGTTGTTTCTTTTTCAATAATTTCTTCATTAGTATCTTTAAAGTATGAATTAACAAACCTATTAAGATATTTTATAAAATGCAACTTGATATTGTTTTCAATGTTTGTTAATATATCAACCGATATATATGTTTGTATTTGTGAAAGGTTAGATGAATTTAATTTTGAATTCATACCTATTTTAGAATATTCATTTTCATAAAATGAATTTAATAAATTAAAAGTTTTTAAATTATCATTTTTAGGTTTAGGACCTTTTGAATCAAGAGATAAAACTTTAAATGTCATTTTAATAAAATTAATATCTATAAATGGAATTAATAAATCATTATGATAACAATTTAAAATATATAATCTTATAAATTGATAAACATGAGTAGTAATTAAATGTGTTCTTCGACAAGCGTTCATTATTTTATTTTTAATATCATTATTTAATATTATATCTTCTAATTTTATTTTAAAAACTTTATAGTCTTCTTCTTTTTGTTTCATAAATATATTTAAGGTTATTTAAATTATTTTATTATCAAGTAATAAATGTATAATAATGAAATAAAAAATATATTATTAAATATATATAATAAACTTCCAAATTATAATATACGAGGTATAAAAAGAAAAAATATAATAAATAATATTTTTAAAGGTCATATAAATAGTATATATAATTGGTTAAAAAATAAACCAGAAAAAGTAAAAAATAGAACATATAAAAATAAAAAAATAACAATTATAATAGAACAATTTATATTAAATGAAATAAAAGTAAATCCAGTTATAAATATTAAAACAATAAAAAATAAAATATTAAAAACATTTAATATTTTAATTTCAAAATCATCAATTTATTATGTTATAAAAAATAATAATTTAACATATAAAAAACAAAAATAGAAACAAATCCATACAGTATTGAAGAACAAAAAGAACAATTAAAAAACAAAAAAGAAGTAATCGAACATTTAAAAGAAGAAAATATAATAAGTATAGATGAAACATCAATTGTTTTATCTTCAAAACCATCGTATGGATGGAGTTTAAAATGTAAGAAATGTATTATAAAAAATAATAAAGGAATAATAAATGATAAACGATATAGTTTAGTAATGGCTGTAACAAATAAAAATGTAATAGATTTTTCTATAGTTAAAAAAGCATTAAATGGAGAAAAGTTTTTAAAATTTATAAAAAAGTTAAAAAGAAAAGATAAAGAAAATAAAATGTCATATTTAATGGATAATTGTGTAATACATAGAACAAATAAGTTAAAAGAATATGTAAAAAAAGAGAAAATGTATTTAATATATAATGTTCCATACCATTCAGAAACAAATCCAATAGAAACCGTATTTTCGGTTTTAAAAAATAAAATAAATAGAAGTATAAATAATAAAAATACAATGCATAATTTAGGATACTATTATGAAAAAATACTATTTAATGGAAATTAATAAAAATAATTGTAATTCTATAAATATTTTAGCTCTATATTATATCAATATTGAAAGTAATTATAATTTAATTTTAAAATATCATCTAAACACTATTGAAATGAATAATTATAATTTATTATTTAATCTTGAATTATTTTTTCAATATAATTTAATTAAATTATATAATTTATTAAAACAACAAAAAAATATCAATAATTTAATTAATCAAAAAATTAACCAATTAGAAAAAATAATTTTAAAAGATATTAAAATCAAAATTGAATAAATTTATACAATTATACACATATCCGCAAATGACTTTTTACTCTCCCTTTTTTTATTATTTAAATTAATACCACTATCTCTTAATTCAACACTTTCTAATCTTTCATTTCTAATTGAACTATCTCTAAAGATAATATCAATTTCTTCTTCTTTAACGGTTTCTTCTTCTTTAACTGTATCATTTTGTTCTTCAATAGTATCTTCATTATCATCTTGTTCTTCAACTGTATCTTCATCATCATCTTGTTCTTCAACAGTATCATCTTGTTCTTCAATAGTATCATCTTGTTCTTCAATAGTATCATCTTGTTCTTCAACAGTATTATTTTGTTCTTCAACAGTATTATTTTGTTCTTCAACAGTATCATCTTGTTCTTCAACAGTATTTTCTTTACTATTTAAATTTTCTTCTTCTGAATTTTCATTACTATTTAAATTTTCTTCTTCTGAATTTTCATTACTATTTAAATTTTCTTCTTCTGAATTTTCATTACTATTTAAATTTTCTTCTTCTGAATTTTCATTACTATCGCATAAAAGTTCATTAAAATTATTTGTGGTATTCATATATACAATACTTGTTTATAATTATTTAATTGCATTATAAATATGTAAAATATTAAAGAGTAGTGAAATTCTTTTATCAAAAATTTGTGAATTATAATATATGTTATTAATCTCATTTTCAATATTTATACTATACAATAAACTTAAGTAGCTATTATAATGTGAATTAATTTTATTTTGAATTTTATTTAAATCGGTATTTATTGAATTTATAATTTTTAAATTGCTTAATAAAGATATTTTAAGTGGTTCTGGAATTTCAAAAAATATTTTGAGATTATCATTATGATTGATAACCGTAAAATCGTCCATTTGTTCTTCATTAAATTTATCATTTTCTTTAATAAAATTATTAATAATTTCATCAATATTATCATCTTCTTTTAAATGGTAATTTTTAATAATGGCTTTAACAAGTGCTTCAATAATTAAAAGTTTATTATTTAAATCAGTAGAAATTATTTTATTTTTATATATGTTATAATCATTATTTTTATGATTTATAAACCATTTATAAATAGAATTTGTAGATATAATTGTAGTGGAAATATTTGTTAATGTTCTAAGCATTATATCTGTGCTAATTGTAGTAACAACAACATTCATATATAATATTGTAATTTATAATACAATATATAAAAAAAATAATTAATGGATATAAGTTTCATCCAATAAATTTAATTTGTTTTCATCTGAATTTTCAATTATTTTATCCATAAATTGATTACTGTCAATTTCTTCAAATGAAAAATCATCGAATTCATTTCCTAACATTTCAGCAAATGATGATGGAGTATTTAATAAAATATATGAAACATAAATATAATCTCCATTACTTTTATTATTAAAACATCTAAATACACCAAATAAATATTTAGTGTAAGCATCAAGACGCTTAATAAATCCTTTCATTAAATTACAAGCCATATAATCAGGTTTTCCAAACATAGTGTGACTATAATTATATTCAATTCCATAATATTTATAATTATTATTATTTAATTCGTTTCTTAATAAGTTTAAACTTCGTTCTTTTTTATTAAAAAAATTTCTTTTTAAAGGTTCTAAATCATTAATAATTACAAATTTTGGTTGTTTTTGTTTTAATAATTCTGCTTCTTTTTTTCTTTCCTCTTCTTCTTGTTTAAATTTTTCAGCTTCCAATTTTTTAAATTCTTTTTCTTTATTTTTTAATTCATTTTGATATGATGTTAATTCATCACATAAATTTTCCATTTCTCCTCTTGAAATATAATTTTTAATTTCAAAATCTTTTGTTTTGTGAGTCAGTACATCCTCCATTTTTTTACATTGGTTGTATAAACCATTAATTTTTTTACTAAGAATTTCATCATTAAATTTAGAATATTTAGAAGACATAAATATATTTATTTATTATTTTTTATTTAATTTTAATATAATAATAAAAATTGAAATATTTAATAAACATATATTTATATATAAAAATGCCAACTTATTGTTCCATTTGTTGTTCCAAACAAGCAAAATATGGTTATGAAAAAGGTAAGAGATTATTTTGCAAAAAATGTAAAACATTAAAAAGTATAAATTTTGATGATATTTGCATTGAAGATAAATGTTTTCATACAGCAATTTATAATTATTTAAATTTAAAACCAAAATATTGTTATTTACATAAAAATGATAAAATGGAAAATTTAAGAAATAAAATGTGTAATATTGAAGGTTGTAAAAAAACGGCATCATTTGGATATGAAAAATTAGATTATTGTTTGAAACATAAGAGTGATGATATGGGTAATATTAAGAGTAAGCAAAGAACGATTTCTAATAAAAGAAGAATGGAAATAATTGAAAAAGAAAGTAAAAAAATTAAACTTTAATATTTTTTATAAATATAAATTATATGTCATTAAATAAAACAATTAAATGTTGTATTAAAATGAATTGTTTAATTGAAAAAAACAATATAATATTTGAAAAAATTAAAAAACAATCAATCAAAATTAAATATCAAAACAAAAAAGAAATTATAGATATTTATATTCAAAAAATTACAAATATTATAAATAATATAAATTTAACACAAGAATTTTTTGAAGAAGATATTAAAAATTATGATAAGGTATTAACATATTTATGTAAATTAAATGAAAATTTATTAAATATTATAACTTGTTTATTATGCAAAAATATTAAATTAAATAATGAAATTTTAAATAGAGAAAATAAAATTATTCAAGCAATTGAATGCATAATAAATAAAAAAATATTCTTGAGAAATAACAAAAGAATTTTAATTTTAACTGATTCATCCAAAAACAAATTTATTGAACTTATTGATTGGATGAGAAGCAATCAAATAACATTAGATATTGTTGATATTGCTACATATGATATTTTAATATCACCTTTAGATACTATACAAAAATATCATAATTTAGGATATAACTGTTTTTTAGGAAATCAAACAAGTGGAGAACTTTTATCAATGATTGATTATTTGTCTGAAAATAAAGATAATTTAATTTATTTTAATTCAAGTTCTACATCACCATTTTATAATGAAATAACCACTGATAATCTTGAAGTATTACCAACAAATGTTATTCGAACCGCAATTATTGATGATGAATTATGTTATCAATTATTAAATGATTTTTTATATGAAAATACTCTTCATACATTATTAAAATTAGGTAATCATAACAAATTGGCAGAACCTATTGAAATTTCTGGATTCACTAATTTATGTTATATTTATCAACCAAGTTCTTATACCAATAATTATTTAAAATCGTTACAAATATCAAATGATGGTCTTGAAAATAGTTATAATTTAATAGTTTATGAAATTTCTGAAACACAAACAATTCTTCCTCAAGATTTAATTGATATGTTAAATTCCAATCCTATTTCCAATGAAAATTATAAAAACAGTGAAAAAACATTATTTATTTTAAATTCATCAACACCACAATTATTATTGGCATTATTTAATCAACAAAGTTATGCTGATAATTATGTTTTATTTACAGATGCTTTCTTTTTTGATTATGAAATAAATACAAATATTGTCTGGTATTATTCATTAATTTTAATGGGCAATTATTCACAAATGGGATATAAATATTCAAAATTTGTTGATAAAACACAAAATATTTCACCTTTATCTTTAGGATTAGTTGATGTTTTAGTTCATTTTTCAATTATTTATGACAATAAAACCAATTTATCAATTCCTGAGTTATTAACATTCTTAAAGAATATTGAATTAATTAAATATTCTGAACTTAATAAAAGAACTTCATGGTTTATAGAATATGAAATGATATATCATATATTTAATACCGAATTAGTAAAAAATTTTGATTATGGATTATTAGCATTTGAAAATAAATATAATCCCAAAGTTACAGGTGGTGTGACAGTCGATGATCGCCCAACATTCAGAGAATATCAAACCAATTTATTTATAAAAATTGGTGATTATATGACATTATGTCCTGATTTATATAATGATTTATTAGTATTATATGATGAAACACGCAATGCTGACACTTTAGAACAATTATATTCCATTAATGATGAAGTTGATATATTGGTGGAAAATTGTTAAATATATAAAAAAATTTTTTTAGATTATCTTGCACGTCTTTTTTAAATTGTCCGGAATTTTTGACTTCAACACTATTTCTAAAAGTTTAAACAAATCAACCCACACGTTATCTATTACTATTAAAAGATCTAAATTATTCCAATACTCTGCATCATTATTGTTATCGTCTTCGGAGTTTAAAGAAACAAATGACATTTTGACTTTTAGGGCTTTAATATAAAAATTGAATAAATAACAATAATTAATATACTATAAGGAGAATGAACAACAAAGCAATTGACACCACTAAAATTACTTTAAATAATGAAGAACAAAATTTGTTAAATGAATATAATTTAGTGTTAGATAAATATTTTGGTTATGAAACATTAAAAATAGAACAATTCAAAATTATCAATTCAATAATGAATAATAATGATACATTGGCGATGTTTGCTACAGGAGCAGGTAAATCATTAAATTTTCAAATGACACATTTATTATCCAATAAGAGCATTATTGTTATTGGACCATTAATAAGTTTAATTTTAGATCAATATGAAGAAGTAGTTAAAAGAAATATAAATACTTGTATGTTTAATAGTTCAGTTAAAAAAAATGATATTAATAAAAGTAAAAAAGAATTATTAAATGGAAAAGCAAAAATAATATTTATGACCCCAGAATTTTTTATTAAATCTGAAGAGTTTATAAAAGAATTATATGAAAAAGATTATTTAAAGGCGTTTGCCATTGATGAATGTCATTGTGTAAGTGGATGGTCTGATTTTAGAAAGTCATATTTAGATTTAAATTTAATAAAAGAATGGTTGCCCAATATTCCAATTCTTGGTTTATCTGCTACATTATCAAAACATATATTGGATGATGTTGTTGATATATTACATTTGGAAAATGCAAATATTTTTAAGGGTGATTTTGATAGACCCAATTTATATTTTGAAATTAAACCTAAAAATGAAAATACATTTAATAAAATTATTGATTTAATTAAAAATAATGTTGAAGATTATACTATTCTATATTGTTTAACAAGAAAAGAAACTGAAACATTAAGTGAAGAAATTAATAATAATGGTTTTAAATGTAATGCTTATCACGCTGGATTATCAACAGATCAGAGAGATATTATTCAAACTAAATTTATTTCTGGTGAATTTAGAATTATTTGTGCTACAATAAGTTTTGGATTGGGAATTAATATTCCTAATGTTAAGTTAGTAATTCATTATAATTGTCCCCGTAATTTAGATGGATATATTCAAGAAACCGGAAGAGCCGGACGTGCTAAAGATATTCAAGCTAAATGCTTTTTGTTTTATTGTAATAAAGATTTTACAACTCATAAATATTTTTTATCCAAAATGGATGATGGATTTTTAAAAAGACATCAAGAAAATCAAATTAATGAAATGGAAAAATTTTGTCATTCTACAACTTGTAGAAGAAAAATTATATTAGGTAATTTCGGACAAATTAAAGAAAGTTGTGATAATTGTGATAATTGTGTAAAAAATAAAAAAAAAATAATTAAATTAAATTATTATATTGAAACTTATTTATTTTTAAGCGTTCTAAATAAAGTTAATGATAAATATGGTTCTGGTATGATTATTAATGTTTTATTAGGCTCTAAAACAGTTAAAGGTGATTTAAATCAATTAGCTGAATATGGAGCTGGAAAAAGATTTGGTAATTCTAAATGGTGGAAAAACTTTTTCTTAATATTAAAAATTAATGAGTTTATTATTTCAAAACAAATTAAAGGAAGTTTTGGCTCCACCATTTCTCTTTCTTTTAAAGCTAAAAAATGGTTAAACGATCAAAAAGAAATATATCATAATTCAAATTCTCTATTATCCACAACTGATTTTGATGAAGAATTAATGTTTGAACCAATTGATTATGATAATACAGTCCCAAAAAAACCAAAAAATACTAAAATTGATAAAAAAGTTATGTTATAAATTTTATATAATTAAAAAAAATATTATTTATTATTATTTATTATTCTTTATATAAATTGCTGATACTTTAGTTGTAAATATAAAACTAAACATATTTAATAACCAATAATATCTTTCAATACTTTCATTTAAATAATTATCATCATTAAATAACTTTGTAAATTTCATAATATTATATATCACAATAAATTTATTTTAATATTTTATTTATGTATATAAGCATCAAATCTATCACCCTCTTTTATTTCAATAATTTTAAATAATTCATGGTCTTTATCATTTCCATAATCATTATTTAATTCCTTTATTCTTTTTTTTATATATTCTAATGCAATATCTTTATTAAGAAATATTACATTTTCATTTTCAAATGTTTCGTGTTTTACAACATAAAATATCATTAAATATTATTATTTTTAAATATTTAATTATAAAAAATTATTTAATCATCATCAAAATCTAAATCACTTATTTTTGTAATATAACATATTTTGGTATGTTTAAAACCAATATTTTTTTCTTTATACCATAATTTTGTTTCATAATTATTATCATTATCAAAATTATAACATTTAACAAAATCCTTTAAAATATCACAATGATTAACTATTTTACCACTTGTATTTAAAGAATTAAATTCATCTTTAATAAATCCATCTTTTTTTAATTTTTCAGGAATAATTTCTCTTGCATCCCTTACATCTTGTGATTTTTCAAATTTATCTTTATATTTTCCAATAATATAACAAAAATCCGCTTCTTTTACCATATTTAATTTTATTCATTAATATTAAATTAAGTTCAATTTTTATTTAAAAAATATCTTGGAGAGTGTTAGTTATATCAATATTGTTGTATGAACCACCTACCCAATCATCATCATCATTTTCTTCATCATTAGAAGAAGAACTATCTTCTTTACAATATGCATTTATTAGCATACCTTTAATTAAGCCATAAGTGTCACCAGTAATATTTATTTGTTTAACCACATCCTGAAATAAAGAATTTTTTACACCCGAAAGG